CTCTTCCGATCTGCTTCAGCCGTTATTGCCATATATTAAGCGGCCGTAAATGTTACCGTTCCAGTACTTTCTAGAGAAGCTGAAAAGGTTACAGAACCCTCGCTCTCACCGCCAAGCTCAAAGCTTGTTACGCGGAAAGCGCCAGCGTAGGTTCCAAAATCCGGCACAATGATCTGAAAGTTAGCAGAGTTGTCCGCTGCCATTGCGACAGTATTTAATCGCGCCTCAGCGGTTTCATCTAAAAAGATACCGTCGCCGCTTACGCTAAAAGATTTTAACCCATTTAAGGACGACGCAAATAAAGCGCCCTCCGGCGTTGTTGCGTCCGGCGTTGTAACGTCAATGCTTGAATTATTTATGGTAATTGATTTTGAATTAATACCGGCTAAAGTTGTAAAACTTTCTGAGCCGCCGCCGTCCCCAATTTTCAAAAGAAAGGCGCGTCCGAGTTGCTTTGCCATTTAAGTTCTCCATAATAGCAGATTAAGCGCTTGCCCAGAGCGCGAAGGTTGGGGCTTAGCCTCAAGAGGCTTGCAGCATTGCCGAGAATACAACGGTCGCGACATTACCGCGCTCGTCTCGTTCTCGATCAATGAAATAGTTTTCGCAGATAAGCTCGACCAAAGTGTATCCAGTTAAAGAGACGCTTGCCTCTTGTCGATGCAAGGCGGCTCGTATTGCTTCGGCCACTTGCGTCGCTTCGACCCGGCCAGTCGCTCGACTAAATCCCTCGATCGTTAAAGCTACCTCAGCTCCTAGCGAGCCATCAGTATCGCTCGAGGTCGGTTCTATTCTCCCAAAGCGTATATAGGGAAACGTAACGCCCTCGGGAGGCTCGTCATACACTCTCGTCGATACGAGGTCAGTAATAGAGCTATCGGCCACAAGGGACGCTCTTATTCCCTTTTGTAGCTCGAGAGCAAATCCATTACTCATTTTTTCAATCCTACTTCTTTACGCGCTTTCAATAACGCCCTTGTCATTCTGCCCTTGTGCTTGGCTGTCCCAAGCTGTCGAGCGCGTCCGACAAAAGGTATTCCGACCGTCTCACCACGATCGCCTTTTCGACGACCGACGTGTATCGCGACCGCCTTAATTTGATCCTCTTTGTTAGATCGAGCGGCTTCCGCTGAGATACGGCGACCGCCGTCCTCGCGCTGGATATACATTTCGCTCTTAAGCTCGCCTTTATCTTCGGGAGCCATCATTCGCATATACTTTAAAACTTCTTTTGCGGTCTTTTCCTGAGCTGCAATAATGTTTTTTTCGTATGCTCCCGGGAGCTTCTTAAGCGCTGTCTTCAGTTCCTTAGAACGAAACACGCCTTTAAAATTCATGTCGCGACGCCTTTTTCCAGCATCATTTCGATTATAGTTCCCTTAGCGTCGAACTGAGAAATCGATCGGATTGACCAGTTTGTATTCCGGGCAACGACGCGATCGGCGATCGTAACTGTCTTTGTTGAGCTATCCCGGCGGACTTTTAAGCTCGCTCGCGATACATCCGTTAAAACGCCTTGCTCGGTTCTTTGCTGACCGACGCGCTCGTTAAGCTCACCCATTCGCGTTAGATGGTCGCTGAATGTCCCGGTGGTGTTTCCATATTCATCAGTTGTCGCGGCCATTCGCTGAAACGTAACGCGGTCGCGCATTGCGCCAGCCCTAGCCATACCAAGAGCCTCGCTCGAAATCCATTAGTGCTTCGAAGCCGTGCGGTAAGGTTTTTGAAATCGTACCTAAAAGCTCATTCTCCCGGTTTTCGTACCAGTGTCCAATAAGCATCATAAGGCCATGCCTGACAGTTTGAGGGACCGTTCTAGCCGTGTCGCCGTATCCGATCACGTATTCAATTTTAATTGCATCGTCTCGAACAAAAGTCGTCGGCCAGTTTTGCCCGGACTTCGGTTTTATAATCGTTTGTCCCGGCCGACCCAAAACATGATAATTGCTCAAAGTGTCAGTTTGCAAAGCGTTGTCGGCGTCATAATATTTTATTGCGCTGACTGACTGAATAGGGCCGAGGGAAAGCGTTACAGTCCCGGGATTTGGTGCAACCCATTCTCCCCAAGTCTGTGTAATCATTGCTTTCCCAAGAGTGCCGGTAACGTCTACATAATCGATCGCCGCTTGTATCAGGCGAGCAATCAAAGCGTCTTCGTCGTTGTGCTCAATTCGAAGCTGGTTTTTAACCTCGGATAAAGTCAACGGCTCAGTCGCCGGAGCTGTTACTAGCTCTATTCGATGTTGTAGACTTAAGGTCGGCATTTTTAATCCTTAGATTTATTCGCCACCGCTGTTTTCTTCGCCGGTGTTTTCTTTGTTGCTGTCTCTATTTTTGGTTCCTCGACTGGCTCCGCAATACCTCGTTCGATATAGCGTTTTGCCTCGTCGTTATTGGCAACCTCGATAATATCCCCGGCATTATGCGAGAAGCTTATCCCAGCCATAGACTGTAAAAGTTTTAATTTCATTTATTCGCTCCTTAAGTAAAAGGGGGCGCGAACGCCCCCCGAGATATTATGCTTGAACTAAATGCTTGATCGCCGCTGTATTAGCGAGGACGCCATCAACTCTTAGGAAACCAAGGATCGCTAGATCGGGAGCCATGCGCTCAGTGAGCACTTGGATTGATATGCCGCCAGCTTTACGGACATAATATTTTTTCATATCGCCGAAAAGAATTGTTTTCTTAGCGGTCGCTATGCTGTCCATTGCCTGATTTACTACCACTGGATAGCCAAGGATGTTTTGAGGAATACCGGCCTGATAGTTGCCCATTTGCCAGAGATAATTTCCGTTTCCATCTTTTAGCTTTCTGATAGCTGCGAGAGTGCTATCGTTCATCATCATCGCGCTCGCTGGTGATTGACGATAAGCCGGATCGACTGAGTGAATAAGATCGATGATCTCGTCCGCTGTAACCGCCGTCGCGCTTGCCGCTGTTACACCAGCCGTTGAGTTCGTTACGATACCCTCAACGTCGCTAGACCCGGAACCAGTTGTCAATTTTGAATTTGCAATTCTTCCGAGACGCTCACCAACTAGACCGCCAAGCAAGCTTTCCATATTCAAAATACTGTCAGCGTTTAACTCGGCCGACCAGCGTATGAATTCACTATTGAACGCGAACGCCGAAACACTCTTGGACGAGAATACAGCGTCGGAACCACCGTCATTTGTTGGGTCTGCACCCTCGGTATGAGCCACCGCAACCTTAGCAGTATCGTCGATAGTTGGAATGTCAAACTGACGTCCGTCAGCCGTTTGAATGACTGAGAATAGATCGGATGTATACATCGGACCAGACGCGGCCATTGCTTCTTCAATAAACGTCGCCATCTCTGTCGGAACAGTAAAACCACCAGCGGAATTTGTGCCAACAGTTTGAACTCGTTTTTCCATAAGAACGGATCGAGTTTCTGCGTCAAGACTAGCCTCACTGCCTTTTGAGATATACTCAGCGAATGCAGTGCGATAATCTTTTTGAAAGCCAGCATCGACCGCCTGAGTTTGTCGTCCTTCCGGGGCCGGGATTTTTGAAGTATCAGGCTCAGCTAATTTAGCTTGTAAAGCTTCTGCTTTTTCTTCGCGAGCGATACGCGCTTCAAGCTTGTCGGCGTCTGCCATCATTGCGTCGAACTCTCTTTCGATTTCGACAGCTCTTTCTTCAGTTGTATTGTCGTCAATTTCAGACAACTTAGATCGGGCCTCAGTCGCTATATTAGCGAATTGCTCCCGAAGAGATTTAAGTCCAGACATTACGTCTCCTTACGTTGCGAGCTTGCCCAAGGCTCGGGGGAGGAAAAAAAATGGGCCAAGATCGGGAGCACCCGATCCTATCTCAAATAGAATTTAAGCTATTGTTTTTATTTGTTAAAAAGTGCTAGGAGCTAAGGTCTAGCCTAACAATTTTAACTTCATTCTTAGACGCCGAGCCGCTTGGCTCCGGGATCGTCGTTCTTGATATTCTTGAAAGCTGCGAAGTCCTATGTCAGTCCCGGCATATGCTGGAGTAGTGACAATAGAGACGTCGTAAAGACTAGCCTCTTGAATTGTTCGAAGAGGCATTTCTTCGCCGTCTTGCCAAGCTTGTCGAGTAGGCATGAAAGCGAAACTCATTTTATCCAAATCTCCGCGCTTCATTTTCGGGACAATGGAGCGGACGTCGGGATCGCTTAGATCGAGGCTCGCTTTCATTCTTAAACCATGATCGTCCTCAGAAAGCTCTAAGGTTCCCGAGCGAGTTCGAGCCAATGGTAAACCGTCGTGATTAATTAGGAATACAACGTCGTCTCTATTGAGAGCATCAGAGAAAGCGCCCGGAGCTATTTGCTCGCGCCACTGTCCGCCTATCGTTGTCTCTTGATTAAATACGGCCGCATATCCCTCAACAGTAACCGTGTTATCGTCTAGGTTTCTGACCTCAAGGCCAGCTACTTGACGAGCTTCGCGCTCGTATTTTTTCTTTTTCTTTTTCTTTCCGTATGCTGCCTCGTCCATTTCATCGCCCTCGCTATCATCGACGTATTCATCGGACTTGCCGAATACGATAATGATTTGATCTTCGGTTTCTGTTATTTGTTGAATGTGTCGGTCTTCCGTTTCAAACTGGACCGATCGCTCTTGAACTTTAGTCAGCGTCGAAAACTTATGTCCGACAAGCTGACCGGCTGGACGCCAGCCATCTTCGCCCTCTCTATAAAGCATGATAAGAGCCGCCGGGTCGTCTTCAGTCCCGGTAATTGTGAAGTCGGTATCAGGAACATTGATTTCCCCATCTCTAACAATACGGCGAACCCGGCCGTATGCTTGACCGCCAGAGCTGTCCCAAACGACATAATCTCCGATTGCTAATCCATCAGGTGCAGCTCTCTTTAACATTCTATCATTATCCTCTTGATCAAAAATTCTATTCGCCCAAGCTCGACCGGGCGTTCCGCCCCAAAGCTTCCAAGCGATCGTAAATGCGTTAGGTCCGCCGTCCGCCTCTTTCTCGCCGTAATGCTCAGCGAAGTTCGCTCCATGCCGAGCGAAGTATGATTTCATTCGGCCGACCGTCTCCATCGAGAGGTTTGCGCCGTTCATAATATCTCGCGCTCGAGCAACGCCGACAGCGGTTCCGCCGCGTCCGTATTCCTCTCGAAGTTCCAAGCCCTGACGAGCTTGCTCCCTCATTGCCTTATTCGGAACTGGCACTTGAGCCGCCTTGTAATGTGATCGGAACTGTCGCGCCTTGGATCATTAGATCGTCGCCTCCCGGCAACGGCTCAAGACCTTCCTGAGCGCGAACCTCATTCGGTGTTTTAATTCCGTTTTGCACTGCCTGAGAGTGTGCTTCCATCCGGGTTTTAAGATCGCCTCGAAGCAAGCTGTCTACATTGAACCGAACGCTAAAATCGCTTGCTCGACCGAATAGCTTTAAATTCATTTCTTGTTCGAACTGTTCAATCCAGCGGCGGAGCGTATGCTTAACAAAATGCAAGTCTTGTTGCTCAACGTTTGAATAAGTTCCCTTCGATAAATCTTGCAAGAACACCGGGGGGAGACTGTAAATTCTAGCGATTTGCTCAATACAGAATTGTTGCAAATCTAAGAGCTGCATTTGATCCGGGGAAAAACCGATCGACTTCAGCTCATGTCCGAGAGGCAATGCCATAATCGGACGACCTTCCTGAGCCAGCTTAGCCGTTGCGTTCGCTACATCTTCAGACGCTCGAGACGCCGAGGCTCCAGAATTAAACGGACCTTGTAAGACAGCCGGGGGAATGCCGCCGCTTTGAAATGCTTTCGCGCCATAACGAGAACTTGCAATTGCGAGCGCGATAATATCTCTGTTTGTTGCTATTGGGCCGCGAATATCTAGCTGGTTGTTTTTAACCATAAAGGTTAAATCAAGGATTTCGCTGGCCTGATAACTTGCTGACTTACTGCGATAAACCTTGCTCGGGTATCCGTTCTCTAACGTTTCCGCGACGGTAATATCCGCCGGGTCGAGAGGGACTAAATCAGTCGTCTCTCCGTTGCCATTGCGAATGATTAAAGTCGCCGAACGTCCGCCGGTTAAGACTTGCTCGAAAGAATACTTCCGCCAGTCATAAGAACTTAAGCTCGGATTGACCGCTCGATCAAGCCAGCTTCCGACGCCGGTTGTTACCTTTTCATTGTCCCGGTAAACCTCAAGAGGAAGTCCGGCCAATGTTCCGGCGATAAAATTAACCGCTGACCAAACCGCCGGGACGCCTAAAGCCGCCTCAATATTGACAGTAATACCAGCGGTCGTTCCGTATGAACTAAATCCCATAAGCTGAAAAAAGTTTTCAGAGCTTACCGGGACGCTAGGGTTCTCGATCGATCGAGCCTCAGCTTTTTTAAATACGTCAAAAACGCCCATTACTTTTTTCCTTTACGCCGAGAGTTTGAAGTCTGGATCGTCCCAAGGACTAACGCTCGGTTGAGTTTCCTCTTGCGACATAGCTCCGAGAGCCATTGCTAACGCCACAAGGCCATCAATTTTTGAGTAGCTTTTCGCTTTGTTTAATTTTCTGTTACCGGCTGGATCGGCTTGGACCACCGCGCCAGCGGCGCACATATTTAAAACTGGATGATCGCCATGACAGAGACGACGCTCCGCGACCAGTTGCTCGATCTTATCAACCGCCGGGGC